CCATCCGTGAAAAAAAAAACCGGGTTGGCGTTGAACATTTTGGAGCCTTGACCCTGGCTAATCAGCAATTTTGGAAAAAACCGAATAGGACCAGAAATGACCAGCACACGCACGAAAAAGCCGAAAACACTTAGCAACGCGGCAGCTATCGACAATTTCGTTTTGAACGCGTTTCCTGATGGCGTGCCTGCATCAGACATGCCAACAGTCACCGCAGCACAACTGCTGGCCCGCGCTGTGGACGCTGATCCCTCAGTAGCGAGCCTGTGGCGGCAGTACCGTGAAGCGTTGGCAGACCTATTGGAGGCGACGGAACAGGATGGCGACGAAATCGAATGGCTCGTGGGACAGTTGTCCAGCTCGGGTAGCGACACCGAGGACTGACAGGCCGACGCGTGGCGACAAAGTAGCCAAAGCCGCGCAGCTGCTCGGCACCACACTGATGCCGTGGCAGCAACAGGTTGTCGATACCGCGTTGGAGGAAACACCGGACGGCAGATTGGCGTACCAAACGGTTGCGGTCACCGTGCCACGCCAGGTCGGTAAATCCACGCTGGTGCTCGCCAACATGGTGTATCGGGCACTGGTCGCACGTAATCAGCGAATCGCGTACACCGCGCAAACCGGTTTCGACGCACGCAAAAAAATTGCTAACGATTGGGGACCTGAATTAGAAGACACACCGCTCGGAGCTATTGCAACGCTGTATCGCGGTGCAGGTTCCGAGGCCATTGTGTTTGACAACCGGTCACGGATCGAAGCCCTAGCGTCCACCGTCACAGCCGGTCACGGACGCACACTGGATTTTGGGTGCATTGACGAGGCTTTTAGCGACGTTGACGACCGCAGGCTGCAAGCCATGTTGCCCGCGATGACCACACGGCAGGACGCACAGGTGTGGATCGTTTCCACGGCAGGCACCGACGAATCCACGTTTTTGAAACGCATTGTGGCTGACGGTCGCGAAGCCGTCGCCAACGGGCTGACCAGCGGCATGGCTTATTTTGAATGGTCGGCAACAGATGACCAGGACCCTGACGACGAGGCCACATGGGATTCATGTGTGCCCGCGCTCGGCTACACCGTTACACACGACTGGATTAGGCAGGCCCGCCAAACAATGACCGACGGTGATTTTCGTCGCGCCTACCTAAACCAGTGGACTCGCACCTATAACCGTGTCATTCCGCAACACGTATGGGACGCAGCACAGGATGACGCAATGCCTGACGGAATGCTGGTATTCGGTGCGGATATTACGTTGGACCGATCCAGTGCCAGCATTGTTGTCGCAGACGAACATGGGCGAATCGAATTGATTGATAACCGAACCGGTGTGGATTGGCTACCGGACCGGCTGGTGCAGCTCGCATCGGATCACAAGGGACTGATTGTCATTGACACTTATGGGCCTGCCGGACTGCTGGCAGACGCGTTGGAGGACAGACGAGTGCGGTTGGTGAAATACAATACGCGTGATGTGTGTTACGCATCCAACCTGTTCTATGACGACTGTGTGGCAGGCAAAATGCGTGTGCGACCCCATCAGGCACTGAATGAGGCAATAGCCGTCGCAGAAAAAAAGCCGTTAGGACCGTCATGGATATGGGCACGTTTCAACCCTCGCGCCGACGTGTCACCACTACACGCAGCCACCATCGCGTACCATTGCGCTAAACATCGCAACCAGTCTGCAAGCAGACCGGTGATATTCTAGGAATCATTATGGCCCTATTTCGTCGCAGGCAGGCCGAGCAACGCGCTGTCGAATTTCCGTTCGTGCTCCCGACACGTGGCGGGATGATGCAGCCCCTGCAAGGGCCAATGAATGTCAGCGTTACTACCGCGCTCGGCATTCCCGCGCTGTACCGGTGTGCACAGTTGATCAGCGACACCATCGCATCACTGCCATTAGAAGCGTTCCGGCGTGGCGAACGGCTAACACCGACACCCGCGATCCTGTCGCAACCTGACCGCACCATGACCCGCATGGATATGTTGGCAAGCACCGTGCTGTCACTGCTCGTGGACGGCAACGCGTTTTGGTTGCTCGGTGACCGTGACGAGCTCGGCTACCCACGACAAGCGGTGTTGCTCGCTACCGACGCTGTGAATATTCGTGCGGACGGTGCCAGCGTGTTCTACCAGGTTGCAGGCCAGACCTACACCGATGAGGAAATCCTGCACATCCGTGGGCTGACGATGCCTGGAAGCGTGCGCGGTATGTCCGTCATTGAACATCACCGACGCAGTTTGGGAATCGCGATGGCCGGCGAGGAATGCGCAGCAAACGTGTTTGAATCCGGTGGCTTGCCGGTCGGTGTGCTGGAAGTGGACGCAGACATATCGCGTGACGAGGCCGAAGATTTGAAAACCGGTTTTGTGGCCGCGAACGGTGGCCGCAACCGTGCACCCGCAGTGCTCGCAAACGGCATCAGCTATAAACCGCTGTCATTCTCCGCGTCCGACCTAGAACTGATCGAATCACGCCAATACTCGGCGCAACAGGTGTGCACCATTTTCGGTTGCCCGCCACATTTGGTCGGTGTCCCCATGTCCGCTGGCGGTCTCACCTACCAAAACGTGAACAGCGACAGCATCCATTTCGCGCGATACACGTTGCGACCGTGGCTATCCCGAATCGAACAGGCCCTATCGCTGCTGATCCCGCGAGGCCAACAGGCCCGTTTTGTGCTTGACGACCTGTTGCGAGCCGACACCGCGACACGGTTCGCCAGTTATGAGGTTGCGATCCGCGCCGGTTTTCTGACCGCTGAGGAAGTACGCGCAATGGAGGACATCACCACACTGACACCACCCGAGGACATGACCGATGGCTGAAATTGTGAACCGTCACGTAGAGGTGGCCGGTTTTGAAATTCGCGAGGATGACGACGGGCACCACCTGGTCGGCATCGTGGCACCGTTCGGCGCACTGTACGACGCAGGCAGCTACCTAGAACGGTTCGCACCGACCGCGTTCGATAAGACAATCACTGAGCGCGGCACCCGTGTCCCGCTGCTGGAACAGCACGCCACCGACCGTATGCCCATTGGCCGTGCCGCGAAATGGGAAAAAACCAATGACGGACTGATCGCGGATTTTTTGTTGGCTCGCACCGCACGTGCTGACGAGGCCCGCACACTGGCAATGGATGGTTTCGTGACCGGTTTCAGCGTCGGATTTATTCCGGTGCGCACCCACACGTCGGAAATGAATGGCAAGCCGTTGCGGACCCGCACCGAAGTGGCCCTAGACCACGTTGGGTTTGTGCGCAACCCTGCCTACGCCGAAGCGCAACTGCTGTCGGTCCGTGCCTACGATCCTGACGACCAGGAACAGGTGCCGAGGCTCGCCAAATACCGTCACTTGCTGAGGGAGTTGGATAACTGATGGCAAACTATTTCGCGCAGACGGTCACCACGACCGCAACCAAAGTGCTGGACTCAATCGACATACACCGTGACGTATTCATGCAGACAATCGGCAACGAAACGGTGTATTTAGGTGACGACAATCAAGTGACCACTAGCAACGGGTTGCCAATTGTCAAAAACACTGCTGCATCCCACAAAATTTTGGTGCCAGGTCAGGAATTGTGGGCCATTGTTGGTGTCGGCACTGAATCGTTACGCGTATTTACTAGGGTTGACTGATCACGAAACACGCTACACGCGTGTTTATACTGTGAGCGACCGCCGACGATTACGCCGCCCACGGGCACCTGGTCGTCACCGTCAGGACCATAACCGTCTGACCACCAGGAGACATATACCGTGAAGCTGCTTGACCAGCTGGTGTCCGAGCGTGCCGAGATCGCTACCGCTGTCGAAGCGGTGCTGGATCGTGCCGCCGAGGAGACCCGCGACCTCACCGAAGCCGAGGACAAGAACCTCGGAGACCTGACCACCCGTGCCAAGGAAATCGACGCTCGCATCGCTGACCTCCGCGAAATCCAGATTTCGCATCTGGAGGCCGCGAAGCTCCGTGCCGAGGTTGCCGCCACCGACGAGCCTGAGGAGCCCAAGGCCGTGAACCGCGTTGACGTGAAGTCTGAGCCCCTCACCTACGAGGAGAACAGCCCCAATTCGTTTTTCCGCGACTCGTATGCCGCCGAATTTCTCGGTGACCAGTCGGCCCGTGAGCGTCTGAACCGGCACCAGTCGGAGATGGCCCACGAGCTCCGCGACAGCGGATCATCGAATTTCGCTGGACTCGTCGTCCCGCAGTACCTCACCGGTCTCGCGGCTCCGTTCCTCCGCGCCGGTCGAAACACGATGGATGTTGCGAACCAGCTGCCGTTGCCCGCCAACGGGCTCACCGTGAACGTGTCCCGACTCACCACCGGTTCGTCCGCTGCCGCTCAGGACGGCGACAACGGTGCTGTGACTGAGGCCACGCCGGATGACACGCTGCTCACCGTGAACGTCCGCACGTATGCGGGCATGGTGGACGTGTCCCGTCAGGCCATTGAGCGCGGAACCGGTGTGGACAGCCTGCTGTCCGCTGACCTGGTGTCCGCGTATAACAGCGCGGTGAACGCCGACGTGATCAACGGTGACGGCACGTCCGGCACCCACACCGGCATCCTGAACACCTCGGGTATCGGCGACGTTGACGCTGACGACGCGTCCCCGAGCGCTGTTGAGACGTTCCAAAAGGTCATCAAGGCCATTTCGACCGTCACCGCGGCGCGTTACACGCAGCCTGACATCATCATCATGCACCCGCGTCGTTGGGCGTACCTCACTGCCGGTTTGGACTCGTCGAACCGTCCGCTGGCCGGTATTCAGGGCAATTCGGGTCGCAACATCGTTGCGCTCGGCAACCCTGGCGCATACGGCACCGCTGCTGGCGAGCTCGCTGGCATTCCGGTCGTCGTGGACGCTGGCATCCCAACCAACCTCGGTGCCGGTACCAATGAGGACAACATCATCGTTGCGAACCGCGCCGACCTGGTGCTGATGGAGCAGGCCGCTAGCCCGCTCATGCTTCGCTACGAGTCGGTTGGCTCGGGCACCCTCACCACCCGCATGGTGGTTTTTGGTTACAGCGCGTTCACCGCTGGCCGTTACCCTGGCGGCATCTGCAAGGTTCAGGGCACGCTGCTCAGCGCGACGCTCTGACATCACCCGTAAGTGCCAGCGGCCCTGCACCCTCCACAGGGCCGCTGGCACACCGGAGGTTTGACCGATGAGCGACAAATACACAGATAACCTGATCAAGTCGGGCGCGGACCCTGTGCTGGTCGGCAAACTGTTGCAGTCACCTGCACCACAGCCGAAACCTGACGCAGAACAACCCGCAAAGGCCGCTGAGAAGCCCGCTACGCCACGCAAAGCGAGCAAGCGCACCCGTAAGGCCGACTAATGGCGTACACCACGCTTGCGCTTGTCAAAGCGTCGCTAGGTATCCCATCGGCTACCACGTCCGAGGATGACGCGATCAATGCCGCCATTGACGCTGCTGAGGCCCTGATCGATAACTACACCGGTCGCACATTTGAAACCGTGACCGAGGCCCGCACGTTTCTGCCACGCACCGCCAGCATTCTGGACGTTGACGACATTGCAACCCTGTCAGGTCTCGTGGTCAAATCCGACGAGGACCAAGACGGCACGTATGAGACCACACTGGTCATCGGCACCGATTTTGTTGCGGTTGGCAATGACAACCCGTGGCGCAAATTTACGCAGATCAATCAGGGCTGGCCGCTGTCTATCTACGGCAGACCGACCGTTGAAATCACTGCCACGTGGGGATACGGCAGCGCAGTGCCGAATAACATAAAACAGGCCGCGTTGCTCATGTCATGCCGTCTGTTCCAACGTAAAGCGTCACCGCTCGGATTTCAGGCTGGCGCAATCAGCGAATTTGGGCCGGTCAGGATCAGTCGTCAGGACCCTGACGTGGCGGCACTGTTGCACGGTGTGAAACTGATCGGTGTCGCGTGAGCACTTACACGCAAATCAAAGCCGGACTGGCGACTGTGCTGGAAGCGTCCGCGAACCTGTCGGTGGTGTATCCCGATCCGACAGACACGCCGATCACACCGTGCGCGATCATTGTGCCTGCACCGGCAGCTGTTGAATATAAACAGGCCATGCAAAACGGGTTGGCAATTTTGGAATTTCGTGTGACCGTGATGGTGCAACGGTTTGACCAGGCGGCCAACATTGCGAAACTGGACCCGTTCGTGTTCGGACCTGACAGCCTGAACAGCCTGGTGGACGCTGACCGCACGTTGGACGGCACCGTTTCTGACGCGGTGGTGACACGTTGCGTGAATATCGGCAACGTCGGCTACGGTGATGACATATATTTGGGTGCTGAATTTGAAATAGAGGTGTACGCCGAATGAGCAGCTACCGCATTCTGTCCAGCAAACTGGCCGCAGGACCCGCTGGTGCAGTCGTCACGGAAAACGAATTGCATGGGTGTAATATTGCGGCATTGGTCGCTGGCGGCCATATCGCACCGGCAACGGTGTCGGAACCCGAAACCGAAACAGAACCCGAGGAAACCGAGGAATAAGACATGGCAAAGCTCGTGCTCACCGATGCCAGCGTGACCATCAATAGCGTGGACCTGTCGGATCACGTTCAGTCCGTGACGCTGAACTACAACGCCGATCAGGTGGAGACCACCAGCATGGGCGACACCGCGCACAAGTTCGTTGGCGGTCTGGACAACATCACGTGTGATGTCACGCTGTTCCAAGACCTAGCCGCGAGCGAGGTTGAGGCCACGGTTTTCGATCTCGTGGGGACTCAGACCACCGTGCTCATCAAAGCCACCAGCGGTGCTGTCGCTGCCGACAACCCGTCCTACACCATCACCGGCGCATACGTCGCGAGCCACACGCCAGTTGCGGGCACCGTCGGTGACGCGGCCATGACCACGATCAATTTCGTCGGTGGAACGCTCGCCAAGGCCGTCAGTTGACCTAACACGAAAAACATAACGGAGGGCGTTATATGGTCGGAAACGACGTTGCCGTAGATTTCAAAGACGGCACCACGCAAGAGTATGAGGTCACGATCAGTGCCATGTGCACATGGGAGGACCAGTATCCCGACATGGCGTGGACTGAATGGGTGCGTAAGCAGTCATTCAAACCGTTGGCGTTTCTCGGCTGGTCCGCGATGCAAGACAGCGGTGTGACCGTAAAGCCGTTCAAAGAGTGGCTGAGGACCGTTAAGGCGGTGCGGCTGGTCCCAAAAGCCGCAGACGAGTAGGCCCGACACAACGCCTGGTCGCACAGATGGCGGTTGCGACCGGCATCGCACCGAGCGAACTACTGCAAACACCTACAATGGTGTTTCAGGAAATGGTGCGACTATTACAGGAACGGGCCGCAAGTGGATGAACCAGTCAAAGTCGAAATTGGCGGGCTATATAAGCTGATCACCGCATTAGGCAAGCTCGACGAGGCCGCTAAGGATGATTTCAAAGAGGCTGGTCGCGAAGCCGCACTGATTGTCGCAGGCGAAGCCAAACGGACCGTGCCGTACCGGACCGGCGCACTATATGAGAGCATCCGCGCAGCTGCTCGCGTTCGTGGCGGTCGTGTCTACGCAGGCAAAAAACTGGTGCCTTACGCTGGTCCGATCCATTTCGGTTGGGGTCGCAGAAACATCGCACCGAACCCGTTTCTGTATCGTGCCGCAGATAGGCGTATCAACGAGGTCATGGATGCCTACATCACCCATGTCTATAAAATTTGGAATAGGAATATCTGATGGCCGGTAAGCGTGCAGCAATCAGCATTGACGTAATCGCGGACGCGACCAAAGCCAAAGCCGGATTGAAACAGGCTGAGGACGCTGCTGGCAGTTTGCAAAACCAGTTCAAAAACGTCGCTAAGACTGCTGGCGCAGCGTTCGCTACGCGTGAAATCGTGAATTTCGCTAAGGGTTCGATCAACGCGGCAAGCGACCTGGCTGAGTCAATGAATGCGGTGCAGGTCACGTTCGGTGACGCATCGGACGAAATTTTGAAGCTCGGTGAGAACGCAAGCAAAGCGGTTGGTATGTCGGCACGCGATTTCAACGCGTTCGCAGTCCAATTTGCAGGATTCACGAAACAGATCGCTGGTGCGAACGGTGACGTGACCGCAGTCACTGACGAACTGACAACCCGTATTGCCGATTTCGCGTCGGTAATGAATCTTGACATTCCACGGGCCGCACAAATCTTCCAATCGTCGCTGGCCGGTTCCAGCGAACCTGCACGAGCGTTCGGCATTGACCTGTCCGACGCAGCAGTGAAAGCTCACGCGCTCGCCACCGGCCTAGTGGATTCCACAGCGGAAATGACCGAGGCCGAGAAAGTCACTGCCCGTTATGACCTGCTGATGGAAGAAACCGCGCAAATGGCAGGCGATTTCGCCGCCACAAGCGACGGCCTTGCGAACAGCATGAGAATTCTGGAAGCCGACCTAGATAACGCCAAAGCAACCATTGGCGAAGCGATGGTGCCCGCATTGGAAGCCGTCACAACCGCTGTCGTGCCCGTACTGGACGCGTTCACCGCGTTGCCTAAGGGACTGCAACAGACAGTCATCATCGGTGGCGGTCTGATCGCGGCGACCAAATCAATGTCCACCACAGTGCAAGCGTTCGGGGTGTCAGCAAAAAACGCGAACAAATTTGTGGGTGGTTTGACGACCGGTATCGGTTTGGCCCTGATCGCGTTCAACCAGTATCAGACCGCTAAAAGCGAAATTTCGGCAGCTGCCAACCGTGTCCGTGACGCGTTAGACGCGGAAACGCTTGCGATCACCGCAAACACTGAAGCAACCATCCAACAGGATTTCCTCAGTGGCGAGCTCGGTAAAGCAATGGAAATGCTAGGGCTGGACACCGACCTAGCAACCGCAGCCGTCATGGGTAACACCGAGGCGCAACAGGCATTCATCGAACAGATGAAACAGGCCCGTGAGGACAGCGTAGGACTCGGTGATGGTCTGCGAAGCATTTTTGACAGCAGCATGTTGGCTATTGACGCGGCACGGATCGTGGAACGCGAGTATCAGGGAATGACGCGCGGTTTTCAGGACGCGCAAGCCGAGGCCGAGCGACTGAACACGACCAATGACGAGTCACGGCAACAGTTTGAACGTCTGATCGGTCCGACCGAGGACTACTACCAAAATATAAACAAATCGGCAGAACCGACCAGCGACCTGTCCGATGCAGTGGATGAACTGTGGAAATCCACAGACGAGTTGTATCGCGGCATGTTTGCGCTGAATCCCGAATTTCAAAAGTATTTGGACACGTTGGACAATGAGGCCGCTGTTCGTGACCTGGAATCAGCGGTGGCCGATTATGACGAACTGTTGAAAGACAACACCGCTAACGAGGATGACCTAGCCGAAGCGAAACAGCGGGTAGCGGAACAGACACGCAACGTCATTGAAGAGCTAGGGAACGTGCCCGCTGAAACGCAGGCTGATCTGCTGATCATGGTGCAGGACGACCAGTTAGAGGACCTGATCGAACGCACTAACCGGCTAAAAGACGCGTTGAACCTTGTCAGCGGTGAAATTTCTACACAAATGTTCAATTTGGAATCTGCCCGTGGTGCGTTGTCCGGTTTGCAAAATGTTGGGCAGGTTGGCAGCACCGTCATTGGGCAACGTCCAACACCGGAACTGGCATTGGCAACTGGTGGCATTGTCAGTAAACCGACCGTGGCACGGCTCGGTGAATACGGACCTGAGGCCGTCATCCCGCTGACCGGCGGCAACGCACGCGGTTTCGGAGCCACCTACAACATCGTTGTGAATGCTGGTGTTGGCGATCCTGGCAGCATCGGACAAAAAGTGGTTGAAACGATCAAAGCTTTTGAACGTCGCAACGGCACCGGTTGGAGGAACTAGCCGTGACACTGCCCGTGTCAACCGCTGTCCTGTTTTACAGCGATTCAGGAACCGCTGACCCGTTCACGTTGGACAGCGCAACCTCGGGTGTGCTGGACAGTGACGTGCTGGAGGGCGTGACACCGGTAGATATCACCAGCGACGTATACGGAATTCGGATTGATCGTGGCCGGTCACGTTGGCTAGACGATTTTACGTCAGGCAGTTGTGCTATCAGCCTGAATAACCGTGACCGTAAATACGATCCGAACGGTGGCGGCACGTACAGCAACGAAATTGTGCCAGGTAAGCGGTTCCGTGTCACTACTGCGTCCACACCGATTTTTGATGGTGTGACAGACGATTGGGATATCGAATACACGTTGGACGCGGACAGCACCGCGAGCGTCGTCATTTCGGACGGGTTCAGCGACCTCGGTCGCACCATCCTCACCGAAACTGTCACCACGTCGCAGCTGTCATCGGACCGGCTCACCACAATTTTGGATCGTGCCGACGTTGTGTTTCCTGTCGCAAAACGGGACATTGCGACCGGTGTCACCACATTGCAGGCCGACACCATCGCTGACGGCACCGACGTAGCCACCTACACGCAGCTCATCAGCCGCACCGAAGGCGGCCGCGTATTTATCGCAGCGGACGGTGATCTGACGTTTCGCAACCGGTATGAAACCCAAACCACAACGGGTGCACTGAAATTCGCTGACGACGGTACCGGTGTCCCGTTTTATGGGTTGTCTGTCGCGGTCGGCTCAGAACTGTTATATAACCGGTCACTGATCACCCGTACTGGTGGCAGCGAACAGGCCGCAGACAACACCAGTTCACAGGACGCGTACGGTGTGCGCACACTGGCGTACACCGGTTTGCTGTTCAACAGCGACAGCGACAGCCTGAATTTTGCACAGTATTTGGTGTCCCGCTATGGCACACCTGAGGTGCGGATCAGCGGCCTAGCAATCAACCTGCACGCGTTGGATGCGATACAGGCAGGCAACGTGGTCGGGACCGAGCTTGGTGATGTGATTCAGGTGGTGTATAGCCCGCCAGGTGGCGGCACGGCCATTGACGTGTTCGCGGTGGTGGACAAAATCAGCCACGAAATAGGGCCGGAACACCATATGGTGTCGTTCGGCCTGTCAGCCACCTCTCAGGCATTCACACTGAATGACGCGGTATTTGGTAAATTGGACAGCGACTACGGGTTGGGCTACTAGGAGCACACATGGCCGAGGGCTACAAAGACTGGTCAGCAGGCGACATTTTGACGGCCGCTGATCTTGAGGATTACACGGTCAAACAGTCGGTGATGCGTTTTGCTGACGCGTCGGCTCGCACTACTGCGCTCAGCAGTGTGCTGACTGAGGGCATGGTGTCTTACCTGAAAGACACCGACTCGGTGGAGGTGTATGACGGCTCATCGTGGGCTGCTGTCGGTGCTGCTGCTGGCATTTTGCAGGTTGTGTCCACCACCAAGACGGACACCTTCACAGCGTCGCTCGGCGCAGGAGCAGATACTGCCATAACTGGCTTTTCTGCGACGATTACGCCGTCGTCAACATCCAGCATGATTCTGGTGATGGTGGACGCTCACATGAGCGATGCGACGGATGTTTATGGCCGTGGCGCAATCCGCATCTATCGGGGTGCTACGTCCATCGGCGAAGGCACCGGTTCGGGTTCACGGACAACGGCGTTTGCATCCAGCGTCGTTTTGCAGTCAGCCGTTGAGAACGTGATGAATATTGCGGGTACTTACCTTGACAGTCCGGCCACGACCTCGGCGACGACGTACACCGTCCACGCGGTCAACGCATGGGTAAGCACTAAGACGATTGGTTGCAACCGAGCGGGTAACGATGCGAACTCGGCGCTCAACACTCGCCCATCGTCCACGATCACGCTTATGGAGGTGTCAGCATGACCGACTACGCCGCCGTCCTGACCGCCAACTACTCCGACGCTGAGTGGACAATGAACGGCGACACCTACGCTGGCCTGACATGGCTTAGCGACACACCGAAGCCGTCACAGGCTGAGTTGGACGCGGCATGGCCTGCCGTTGAACAGGCACAGGCGCAGGCGCAGATCGATACGCAACGGCACACTGCCTATGTTGCAGAATCCGACCCGCTGTTTTTCAAATGGCAACGCGGAGAGGTCACCGAACAGGACTGGCTTAACAAGGTGGCTGAAATCCAGGCCAGGTACCCCGACCCCGTGTGATCATGTGGGACCGCAGCCGTGCGGCATGGGAACAGGCCCCTAACACGGTGGCAGCCCACACAAACAGTGGCCCTGTCCAATGGGCACGCGTTGACCAGTTAGTCATTCACTACACCGCCGACAAACACGCCAACCCTGATACCGCCGCCTATCTGCGAGCGATGCAGGCCAGTTACGTGCGGTCCCGTGGGTATTCGCTCGGATACTCGGTGGCTGTCGATCAGGCCGGTGTGTCGTGGGAGATACGCGGCACCGAGTTTCAACCGGCCGCGAACCGTGGCCACAACAGTCACACATGGGTCATCCTGTGCCTTGTGGACTGGCAGAACCCTGCACCACAGCCGATGGTGGACGAGGTACGCAACCTTGTCGCGTGGGCTCGCACACAGGCTGGCCGTCATTTGCCTGTCATCGGGCACCGCGACCTCGCAGCCACACGATGTCCCGGTGACGGTCTGTACGCCCAAATTGAACGTGGCGTGTTTGAACCGCGCACACCGTGGCCGCCGCAACCCGACCCAACCCCGCAACAGCTACCGATCACCGACGAGGAAACCGCCATGCAAATCATTTCGCCACCGCTCCGCATGTATGACAGCCGCAATACCGCGTCGTTCAGCCGAGGCGAAACCCGTGCCATCCATGTCGGTGACTGGCGTGCCGCGTTTGTCAACATCACCGTGGTGGACCCGTCAGGTGGCGGCTATCTGACTGTTTGGGGAGATGGTGCGACACCGCCAAATGTGTCAAATGTCAACTACAGTCACGGTGTAAACATCGCGAACAGTGCGTGGACACCGGTTAGGACTGATGGCACCGTGCAGGTGTATGCGTCCAGTCCGTGCCACATACTGATTGACATACAAGCAGGGATCAAATGACGAAAAACGCCATCACCATCGTGAACGTGCCAAAAGCCACCATCGCATTTGTCGCGCTGGTATGCGTCACAGTTTTAGGCGCGTTGGACGTTCTGGAATCTGACGCGGTGCTGGCGATCATTTCCAGCGTGGTCGGCTACGCCATCGGTAACGGTGTCGCAGCTCGTAGCGGACAAGCAGTCGAACCGATTTTGGGCACACGGCAAAACGACGACTGAAACACAATCACGGAGGGATCATGGGACTAGCAGACGACCTAGCGATAGTTGACCGGCGACGTTGCGCGTTCGGCAGATGGCTAGACAATGCGTCGGAAGCAGACCGGACCGCTGTGCAGGATTACATCGGTCAAATCCACGCGAAACGTCAGGTACAGCCACGCGGACCTGGACCATCAGCCCAACGGCTCGTGGACACATTGAACGCGAACGGTGTTGACCTCGGAATACGTGTCACGCAAATGCATGTGAACGGCACCTGCCGATGTGAGGATGATTATGGGACTGGCTGACGACCTGGCCGACGAGGGCCGAAACCAGCAGGAACAGTTACGGGAAACGGTCAAAGAATTGCAGGACCGGTTGCAGGCCGCTGACGACCTACGTAAACGGTTGGAACGCGAGCTAGGTGTGCTGACAAAAATTGGTGGCCGGTCGCAGCCACCGAAATGGCTGAAATCGCCAGCGAAATCAAAAACGAAACACAATGCGACACCGTGGCTAATGCTGTCCGATCTGCATTTGGATGAGGTCGTGAACCCTGCCGAAATGCATCAGGTGAACGCCTATAACCGTGACATAGCAAAACTAAGACTGTACGAAACGGCACGCCGGTTTGTGAACGTCACCCGCGATTATTGGACCGGCCTCACATATGACGGTGCTGTCATCGCAATGGGTGGCGACATGTTCTCCGGTGACATTCACGAGGAACTGACCGCCACAAACGAGGACACGTTGCTCGGCAGCCTGGACTACTGGCTGGATCACCTCGCAGCTGTCATCGTCATGCTCGCAGACGAATTCGGCAAGATACACATTCCGGTTGTCGTCGGGAATCACAGCCGACGCACCCGCAAACCTCGCGCCAAAATGCGTGCCCGCGACAATTTCGACTGGTTTTTAGGTCGTGCCCTCGCACGCATATTCGCAAACGACCAGCGTGTGACGTTCGACGTAGCCGAAGCAGCGGACTGCCTCATCCCGTCCTACGGTCACACCGTCATGTTGACCCACGGCGACCAGGCTCGTGGCGGTGGCGGCATCGGCGGTATCTGGCCACCGATCATGCGACTGGACGCACGGAAACGGCAACGGCAAGCCGCGTTCGACATGCCGTATGACCTGTTGATCATGGGCCACTGGCACCAGCTCGTGTTCGGCCCGTCGTTCGTCGTGAACGGCAGCCTGAAAGGGTATGACGAATACGCAATGATCGGCAATTTCGGGTACGAACCGGCAGCGCAGGCCGCGTGGCTGATGACACCCGAACACGGGAAAACGTGGACCGCGCCGATCCTGCCCACGGACCGTGCCAAAGAGGGCTGGTAAAAACCTCTTGACAAGCCCGCACCGTTCGTGTCTAATGCACGTTCGGAGGGATTACACATGCGTCATTCATCATGGTTCGTTACAGCGGTTGGCCTCAGCGGCCTGACCGGACTGATTTTCGGTGTCGGTGGCACAGACCATCAGCACGCCGAAGCAAGACCGCCAGCACCGGTCACCATTGCTTTTCCCCCTGAGCTGCCGGTGCTGGCACCTCACGTCACGACAGTGGCTGTCCGCGTAGAAGCGAGGGCAGACGGTGCGGAGCGGAAACCTCCTGGCCCTGTCGCGACTATTACGACCACCACTACCGTCCCCGATGACGCACGGTGCCCTCAGTGGTGGTCCACACTCGCCATAGCGTTCCCTGACGATCAGCTGGCGAACGCTGACCGTGTGATGTGGGCTGAATCACGATGCGAACCGGACGCACATCGCACCGTGTCCGGTCGTGTCGGGTCCGGTGATCACGGCCTGTTTCAAATCAACATGGTGCATTTGCCGATGCTCGCGGACTACGGCATCACCGCTGAACGACTGTTTGTGCCTGCCGTAAACGTCATTGCCGCCTGGATCATCTACGAGCAGGCTGAAGGCTGGTATGGCTGTGGCTGGCAACCGTGGTACATGTCGATTGACCCTGACCGCATGTGCCAATGACCGTGTACATAAACACGTGCATTGCAGGACACCGCGCAACATTCCGTGGCCTGTTCGCATCACGGAGGTGCGACCGATGGTGGAAACGTCACAACCGATGCCAGCCATGATCCGTGATGACATTGCGTTGGACCTCCACGGACGTGCCGCCGGATACAAAGCCGGTTGCCGATGCATCCTGTGCCGACTGTGGAACAGCAGCACCCGACGCGAATACCGGCAACGGCAACGTAAACAACGCGACCTCGGACACCTAGACACCTGGACCCGTACCGGTGACCTGTTGTGGACCGAACACGCAGCATGTGCCGGTCAGGACCAGCAACTGTGGTTCGCTGGCGACGGACGCAACCGCAATTCGTCCACAACGCAACAGGCAATCGCTATATGTGACACCTGCACCGTCCGTGACGACTGTCTGCAATACGCGTTAGAACTGCCGACACCGTGGCATCACATATATGCCGGTTTGACACCTCAGCAACGTCGCGCCGAATACATACACAGATACGGGCACCCGCCCACGGAGGGAAACAATGAAAACACAGATACCGGAACCGCAACGGCTGACTGCGCTAGTTGACGAACTGCTGGCCGACATTATCGACTGGCAACTAGACCTGGCAATACCGGACAGCGAACTGGACGAACACCTGAGCTTGTACGGCAGATCAGGTGACGCATGTGCAGCTGACATGTTCCGCGAAGCCCGCTGGACCCTGTGGGCTGTCGTCCGCACGTTAGAAGCATTGAGCAGAACGCTCCACGACAAAAGCGACCCGTTCTGATGATTGATCCAGCAGCGCAATCGTGTGAGATTCAGGAACTGTCCACCTACTGGTTTGTCATCGGCACAATGGTCGGTGTCTTGGTCGTCCTGATCGCCATTGTCCTGACAGACCGGAGGTAAAAAATGGGATTCGACTTGACCGGCTACAAAACCGTCGCGCAACGGCTCGCAGAAGCGTTAGAACGCTGGCCGGAACTACGCGTGCAGGAAACCGCACCCAAAATCGTGCACATCGGTGACGCAACCTACATTGAAATCACGACGTGGGTATGGCGCGGACCCGACGACCCGACACCAGCTGTTGCATCATGTTGGGAACGGTGGCCTGGAACAACGCCGTACACACGGGATTCGGAACAGCAGAACGCGTCCACGAGCAGTTTGGGCCGAGCGTTAGGGCTTATGGGCCTCGGAATCGACCACGGCATAGCAACCGCCGACGAGGTGGAACTAGCGCAGGCACGCACTGAGCATCCCGCAAACGGCCCTACACGGCCCGCAGAAGCCCGCAAACTGGCATCAGTACCCAACACACCCGCACGCACCAGCGGTGGCACACAGCCCGCCTCGGAAAAACAGTTGGGATTCCTGAAAACGTTGGCGAAGCGACGTGGCGTGACCATCGGTGAGGCAGAATGGTCAGCCCTCGCTGCCGACAAACGGGCCGCGTCACGAAAAATTGAGGAGCTGAACCAGTGATGGCATACGAACTGAGAACCGCCGACAAACTACGCATGTGGACTGTCGTGAATGAGACACCAGGCCGAATGCACCCGCTGATCCACGCTGCCGCCGACGAACTGGACGCGCTACACGGACAAGTGCGCGAACTACGCGCCCACATCCAGTTTCTGGAAGCGGTGAACCGTGAGGTGGCCTAATGGCTGACGACTGGCGTTGGCGTACCTGTCTGCGTTGTCAGCGACGCTATTACGGGCCACGGAACGACACGTGGCTGTGCAAAACCTGTGAAACGCTAAACCGGTTGAAAAATGCTGGAACGTGACCTGCAACAAAAAGTCGTCACTATCGCAAAAATGTACGGCTGGCTGGTGTTCCACCCGCTACCCGCACAAAACAGCAAGGGACAATGGCGCACCGCCACACAAGGCGACACCGGCTGGCCCGACCTCGCGTTAGCGCACCCAACACACGGTTTTCTGGTCGCGGAGCTGAAACGCGGCAAAAACAAACTGACCGAAAACCAGGTGCGTTGGCGTGACGTGTTACAGGCCGCAGGTGTGGAGCACCACGTGTGGTATCCCGAGGACCTAGAAGCAATACACGACCGTCTGCGAGGCATTGAATGAGCCTCCGCGCACTGTCATGGGCATGGGAACAGGAACTAACGAACCCGTCCGAAAAACTGGTGTTGCTCGCCATCGCTGACCACGCAAACGATGACGGCATGTGCTGGCCATCCATGTCCCATGTCGCGAACCGATGCCTGCTATCGACCAGGCAGATACAGCGCATCACCGAACAGCTCGTGGACTACGGGCTGATCACCCGTGAACGTCGTAAACGGCCGGACGGGACGCTCGGCACGTACACGTACACGCTGGCCATCCACCGGACACCCATGTCCGGTCTGACCGGACACCCATGTCCGGTAGTCCACCGGACACCCGTGTCCGCGCTGAACCGTCATAACAGAACCGTCATAGAACCAACTAATGATCATTCGCAGACATTCTTCAATGATTTCTGGCAGTTGTACCCACGAAAACTGGCTAAACAGAAATGCGCACGTTGGTGGCAACGCAACGCACAAACAGAATTCGGTCTGATACTTGACGGTGCACACCGATGGGCCGACTACTGGCAACAGTCAAACACCGAGCTGAAATACATACCGCACCCGTACACCTGGCTGACACAGGAACGCTGGTATGACGATCCACCACCAGTCACCGTTACGCGTGGCACACTGACCGCAGGCATTGACCTAGCCAACGAACTGTTGGCTGAACTACCGGAGGGCACATGAATAAGGCAACAGCAATCAAATACCTGACAGGACCAGTCGCGTTCGCATATAAACCACGACGAATGCCGTGGGACCACGACCAGGACAAAGACAGCACAGCAGCCAAAACCATGCTCACCATGTGGGCCGAACTACTAGCCCGTTACCACGACGACATTGTGTACGCCGCATTTGACCGCATGATGTCATCAAAGCCTGACAGCGTGCCATCATTCAACAGCGTTGCTAAAGAGCTCAGGCACGAACACAACCGCGTGAACATGGCACGCACCGCCATACCCGAAGCCACAGGGCCAACCCTCGGCATAGCAGAGGGGCAAGCCGTCGCATGGGCCGCCTACGTCGAAGTGTGCGAGGCCCGAGGCAGAACCCCGAACCCTGCACGATTTGGACGCAAATTCGCCGCCATGTACGGAACCCCGTAGCCGTGGCCCGTAACTACCGCCGAGCCGCACCGGTCTACCGTGGCAAATGGCAAACAGTCCGCAAACAAATACTGGCCCGAGACCGCCACGAATGTCAGGTGCGACTACCTGGCTGCACCCACACAGCCACAACCGTTGACCACATCACACCAGTTTCGTGGGGAGGCGAATGGTACGAGCCAACAAATCTGCGTGCAGCATGTGCCCCCTGCAACACTGCCCTATCCCATTTGGCGAGACAAGGCCGAACACAGGCACGAGCAGCAGCACAGAACAGACGCAACCCCGACGGCACCAGTGCCGAACCAACCCGCCAGTGGTGACACAATGGCCATCATGACGGGTTATCCACAGGCTATGAGGCCCGCCAATTTTTTTAGTCAGGGTCGCCATGAC